CTCCCGTGGCCTTCGGCACATCCTGTTTCTGGCCTGCGAGAACGTCGCGGCCGATTTTGCCGAGCATATCGGCCATCTCGTGCCGCGCCGCAGCGGGGATCCCGGCGAGCATCGCCGACGTCTCGGCGAGGCCGTCTACGCGGTCGCTTCGCGCCGTCATGCCGGCGGTCCCGCCGCCGTTTCGCCGATGATCGCGAGCTCCACGCGCTTTCCGTCCGGGTCGACCAGCGACGTGATGTTCACGTCGCGGCCGCCGAAGACGGCGCCGGCGAGCTGGTCGCTCGTGCGAAGGTCGTCGCGCCAGCGGATCGTGACCTGATAGACCGAGACGCCCTGCAGCACCCGTTCCATCACCGACTCGCGTCCGTCGAGGCCCTTCACCTCCGCCCACACGGTCGCGACGTCCGTCCAGCTGTCCTCGAGGCCGCCGCGGGCATTCTTGACCTCCGCCGAGCGCCGGATCGTGATTCGGTGGCGGAGGCGGCTCGCGAGCGTCTTGTCGGCCATCAGCTGAAGCTCACGACGACGTAGCGGCCGATCAGCATCCGCAACGCCCCGAGATCGACCTTCGGCGCCGCACGATTGTCGTAGAGCTCGGTCAGCGCGACCTTGACCGCATGAACGATCGTCGGCGGCAGCGCTGCGACGTCGGCCCAGCCTTTCTCCGCGTCGATCAGCGGGCGGTTGAGGAAGTCGGACACGACGCCTTCGGCGGCCGCGATATAGGGCTCGAGCTGCTCGTCGGAGACGTCGCTGCCCACGTGCAAATGCTCGCGCGCGGCGGCGGGGCTCAGAATGTCGCTCATGATGCCCTCCGCCGCCGTCGCCGCTTATGCCGTCGGCTTGCTGGCTTTCGGCTTCACCGCCTCGGCGATCTTGCGCTTGATCAGATCGGCCTCGACGTCGCGCGAGAAACCGGCGGTCTCCCCCTCGCGATAGGCGGTGCCGACGGTGTGCGATTCCAGGAACTTCACTGCCATGATGTCTCTCCTTCGTTTCGGGGAGGGGCGCGGACGCCGCTCGCCGAAAAGAAGAGGGCCGCCGCCGAAGCGGCGGCCCTTTCCCGGGGACCGATTACGGGTTCCAGCGCACGCCCTCGAGCACCGCGAAAGCAGTGTCGTAGCGGATCTGGGTGTCGTGCTCGGTGAGGATGCGGATCACCGTCTCGTCGTTCGAGAAGGAGGACCGGATCGTCCCGCCATCGTCGTAGGCTGCCGTGTCCGACGCCGCGATCGCGACCTGCATCGTGTCGCCGATCAGGAACTGGGCGAAGTCGCCGAAGTAGATCTCCGACTCGTCGCCGTCTTCGCCGAGGTTGTCCGGAACCGACGTGGTGACGCCGATCGGATAGCCGTAGAGCGTGCCATCCTTCACGGTCGGAAAGGCGAAGTTGCCGTTGCCGTCCCGGAGGTTCTCGAGGAACAGCTTGGTCCGGTAGGACATGACCCAGCCGCAGCTCGTCATCGGGATGTTCGACTCGAAGACCCTCAGCCGCAGCTTCCCGAGGTCGGAAGTGACGTTCGCGAGGTTCACCACCGCGTTCGCGGCGATGATGTGGCTGTTGCTGATGAGGCTCAGCAGCCCCGCGGGCGCAGTGCTCGAGCCGGTGCCGCGAAGGAACTGCTGGTCTTCCTTGATCGAGACGCTCTCGACCAGGTCGTCCCGCACCATCGCCTCGACGCCGAAGGCCGACCGTCGGATGAGTTGGTTCGTGATCGGCACCAGCGCCGCGAGGCGTTTGGCCGACATGTTGAACTGGCCCACCTGCAGGCCGGTGACCGGCGCCGGGACGCGCTCCCCGACATAGCCGGCCGAGGTACCGGCGGTCTTCCGGCGGATCGTGAGGTTGCCGTCGGGCATCGGCACCGAACGGGCGCCGAGCTGACGGACGACGACGCGGGGGCGGAGCAGATCGACGAAGTCGGCGCTGTAGGCCGTGTTCACGAGGAAGCCGCCCTTGACGTTCGTCGCTTGCTCCATGTTGGCGACGATCTGGCCGGCCTCGGTGCCCCACACCGTTTCGGCGTGGGCCGCGGCCGCGTGCTGGTCCATGCCGCAAGCGGCCATCGAATAGACGATGCGGGCGAAGGCAATGCCCGGCTCGAGCTTCTCGGCCGCCGCCGCCGGAACGGTGGTGCCGGTGCCGGTGCCGCCGGGGACGACGACCGGAGCGGCCGCGGAGGCGCGGAGGGCGAGGAGGGCTTCCTCGCGCTTGATCTGCGCCTGCAGCGTCTCGGCTTCCTTCGCCTTGGCGTCGTAGGCGGTCTGCTCCTCAGCGGTGAGCTCGCGATTGTTGTCGTCGGCGGCGGCCTGCAGCGTACCGTCCATCGTGGCGATGACGGCCGCCAGGGCCGCCTTCAGCGCGGTGATGCGCATATGTCAGTCTCCTTGGGGGTTAGAGACCCGCGCGCAGTCGCGCGAGCGTCAGGGAATTCGCCGCGGCCGTCCGCCGTGGCGCTGCCGGAGGGGCGCTGCGCGCGAGCCGGCGGATCGCCCCGTCGAGCCCGTCCGGCTCGACGCGGTCGACCATGCCGGCCGCCTTCGCGCCCTTCCCGGTCTTGTTGCCGCCCTGGCCGAACTCGTTGCGCACCTTCGCTTCGGTCACGCCGCGGCCGCGGGCTACGGTCTGGATGAAGACCTCCTCGATGCCGTCGAGCATCTGCCGGATCTCGGCGCGCCCTTCCTCCGTCGAGAGGTCGGGGCGCTTGTTCGGGGCATTGGAGCTGGCGATGTCGAGATCGCGGCGCCCCTGGCTGTCCGGCTCTACCTGGTAGGACGTCGACATCAGGACGCCGATCGAGCCCACGACGCCGGTCGGGTCGAGGCTGATCCCGCCCCCGGCCTGGCTCGCGATCCAGTAGGCGGCCGAGCAGCACAGGCCGGTCACGTGGACCGAAACGGGCTTGGGCGAGGTTGCGACGAGGCGCGCGAAGTCGTTGACCTGAGCGACGGCTCCGCCCTGTGAGTCGACCACCATCAGGAGCGATCGAACGTCGGGGGAGCTCTGCAGCGCCCTGAGATCGGCCGCGGCGACGTCGAGCGACGTCGCGCCCGACAGCTCCGTCATGATATTCGCCCGCGGAAAGATCGGGCCGGTCAGCGGGAGCATGCCGACTCCGTCGCGAAGCATGGCGGTTCGGGTCGACGGTGCGCGGCACCCCATCTGGGCGACGGCGGAGAGCTGGCGCTCCTCGTGCCCGTCCTCCTTGAGCGCCAGGACGGCGGGATCGTCGAGCACGCGCAGCGCGATCGCCTCGATGGCGATCAGATGCTCCGGCAGGATCGCCCAGGGCTGCGAACGGATCGCCGCCAGGATGCGCTGGTTCATTCGTCGTCCTCAGGCTGTGGCGGCTCCGGCGGGCGCCGCTTGGGCGGCGTGACGGGCGGCGTTGCGGGCTGCTGGCCCTCGATCGTCGAGCCCGAACCGACGCGGTATTCGTCGCCCCCGGGCCGGTCGTTGTCGTTTTCGCGGCGGCGGATCTCGTTGGGGTTGTAGATCCCCTTGTCGATTGCGATCGCGTAGGCCTCGTACCGCGTCTTGATGTCGCCCTTGAGCATCGCCTCGGGCAGGAACTCGTAATAATGGTTCGGCTCGGCGAACTGGTGCGTCATGTGCGCTTCAGCACGGCTGAAGTGTCCGAGCATCGTGTAGAGGTAGAGCTCCAGGCTCTGCTGCTCGATATTGTCGAAGGTTGCCCGGCTGAGCTCGAACAGGACGTGCGGCGGAACCCCGAAGGATCGGGACACGTCGCCGACGTCGAAGGTGCGGGCCTCGATGAACTGCGAAGCCTTGTTATCGTGCGCCAGGAACTTGGCGTCCATCTCCTGGTCGAGCACTGCGACCGCGCCGGCGTTCCGGGGGCCGCCGAAGCGACCCTGCCAGTCGGTGCGAATCCGCACCTTCTCTTCCGGCTCGATCTTCGACTTGGTGGTGAGGATCGTCGACGGCTGGGCATTGTTGTCCCAGAAGCGCTTGGCGAACTCGCTGGTCGAGGCGGCGCGCTCGATCGAGTCGCCGAGCAGCTTGAGCCGGTCGACTCCGACGAGGCCGTCGCGGCTGAATCCCGGGACGTACCAGATGTCGTTGCGCGTGAGCCGCTCCCGCGAGCCGTCGGGCAGCTGCGCGTCGTAGAAGAGCTCGAGACCGTCCGCCTTCGTCCAGTGCTGGGCGGGCGGTCCGATCGCGCCCGGGTCGAGCCGCGTCAGCCCGGCAGGCCGGTAGAGAGCGTCGCGATGGATGTAGCCGCCGAACTTGCCCCGCATCAGCAGGTCGCCGAGCAGAAGCTCCTTGATCAGGTACGCCGGCTGTACCGCATTCGCGCTGGTGAGGAAGATCTGCGCCTGCGGCGCGTCGTCGACGCGAACCTTTCCGTCATCCGTCCGCCGGTAATAGTGGCAGGGCGTCATGGCGAAGAGGCCGCAGAGCACCTCGAGCGCCCGCAACACGGCCGGAACCGAGAACGCTCGCGCCTCGCACATGGGAGCCCCGCTGGCGCTCGGTCCAAGCAGGTTGAGGACGGTGACCCCGCCCGTGTCGTTCAGCCCGTCGGCGCCAGCGACGATCGTCCCGGCCGAGCTGCTCGAGCTCGGCGATCGCCAGGCGCGTACGGCCGCGCGAGCACGGTCCATCATTCCCATGCTCAGATCCCCGTATATTCGAATTTCTTGGTCGTGAGCGGGTTGTCGGCCGCGCCGGCGCCCATCGCGATCGTCACCAGGCCGTCGATCCGGCCTCGGGAGCGCTTCTTGTCGAAGGCCCGGTTCTTCATTCCGTCCTCGAGCAGCGCGGCGTTGGCTGCGCAGCTGTAGGTCACCGGCGAATTGTCGATCGTGATCGTCTTCTTGAGGATCCTGTCCTCGAGCTTCTCGATCGAGCGCGGCATGCAATGCTGCCGGTCGGCAAAGACGACCTTCGTCCCCTGCGCATGCGCCACCATCTTGAGCCCGGTGCCCTCGGGTTCGTCCGGCCCTTTGTAGCGCCAGGCCGGAAAGCCGATCTCGTCGCACGCGGCCTCGAAGTCGGCCATCTTGGCCGGGTCGAAGACGAGCTCCTGGACGTCATGATCGCTGCAGATCTGCTTCACCTGCTCGGCGACGAAAGTGTAATCGATGGTCGCTCCGCCGACCGCTGCCAGGTGTCCCGCCTCGACCCATTCCTCATAGGGCGCGTGATCGGCCGCGGCGCGATCGGCGAGCCCGTCCTTGGTCGTCCAGTACCAGGTCCGCGACCAGAGATGCCCGTCGTCGTCCAGCCACGTTGCGGTGAGCGCGGTGAGGTCGTTCTTCTTCGACAGGTCGAGGCTGAGCCAGCAGCGGCAGCCGCGCAGCTCCCCCATCTTCTCGTCGTCGACGACGCCGAGGACCGCCGCCCAATCCTCCTCGTTGATGAAGAAGTCGGCCGCGCCGAGCGGAATGCCGAAGTAAAGCCGCTTGACCGAGGAAGCTTTGGACGGCCGAGTCCTGGCCGCCTCGACCGCCTCCCGAATATTGGTGATCGGATAGGTGACGCCGAGGGCCGGGAGCGACTTGCCCCAGCAGGTCTCGTTGTCGAAGACCGTCTCGCGATCCGCCTTGTCGACCCTCGCCACGAAGGCGAAGGCCGTGTCGTTCTTGACGTCGCCCTTGGCGACGGCCTGCGCCGTCTCCGAGATCGCCGTGCCGACGACGGCCGACGCCGGCGGAGTGTTGCTCCCCAGGACCATCATGGCGCTGCCGGCGATCTTGTCGATCGCCGCGCCCCAGATCTCGATCTGCGCGTCGGTCGAGAATTCGTGTATCTCGTCGGCCAGCACCATTCGCGGCCGAGGCCCCGACTGCTGCTTGCCGTCGGCGAGCGGCAGGAAGAAGCTCTGCGAGCCCGGATGCTCGATCTTCCAGGCGTTGTCGCCTTCGCCTCGAATCACGACGTGCTCGAGGTGCTCGAGCGTCTCGTGGTCGTCGTAGCCCGGGACAGGCGCCCGGCACATCGCCGTCGCATCCTTGAACAGGACCATCGAGGTCTGCTTGTTCGCGGCGATCGAGTAGACCTGGGCCCGTGCGAAGCCGCACCAGCCCATCGCGTAGAGGCCGAGGCCGGCCATCATCGGCGACTTCGCCTGGCCCTTCCCGGTCTCGACATAGCCGGAGCGGAAGCGCCACCGGCCCGCGGCGTTGACCCAGCCCATCAGCGAGCCGACGCAGAAGGTCTGGTAGGGGATCAGGTGGAACGGTTGGCCGGCCGCGGGACCGTCCGTGATCGTGAACAGCGACGGGAAGAAATCGAGCGCCCGCTGCGCCAACTCCGGCCGCCAATAATATCCTCTGCTCGGCGCGTCCCGGAGGTCGCGCAGGTGGCGCTCGGCAGCATGCCGGACGAAATCGCCGACGATGAAGTCGCCGCGGACCGCCGCCTCGGCCCAGGCCGTGGTCGGATCGGCTGCTGGCGCCCTAGCCTTTCGGCCCGAGGAACGCATCGGCACCGGCGCTGCGCTCCCGCTTCCTCGTCACCTTGCCTACTCGGCCGCGGCGGCCCGGCGAGAGGCCGAGCTGCGCCTCGAGCGCGTCGGCCGTCTTCTCTGCCTCGCGCATCGCCTTGTAGTAGATCGAGAGACGCGCGATCGACTTCGGGTTCTCCGGGTTCGGCTCGGTGACAAGCCCGTCCTGGGCGACCATCAGCGAGCAGCGGTCGTAGACCAGATAGGCGAGGACGAGGCGCTGCAGCGCGTGGCCGTTCGCGGCCGAGAGCGTCTCGAGCTCGCGCATCTCCTCGGTGACCCGCTTCCAGTGCCGCTTCGCGGCGTTCCGCTCGGCCTGGCTCGGCAGCAGCCGCTTCCAGTCGGGTTCGTCGACGATCGCGCCGGCGCTGCCGGCGCCGCTCCGCTTCGTCATTTTCACCTCAACTTTTTACTTTCGAACACTTCGCAGTGTGTACGGTCCCCCTGCGCGGTGTCCGGCCTGGGGCGGCCCAAGGATTGACCCTCCCCCCCTCTACGCGCTCACCGGCTCGGCCGAGGCCGGTTCCACGGGTGATTCGGAGCGGTCGGGCGCCCGTCGACACCGATTCCGCGGCCTTCGTCGGGCCGCCGGCCGAACTGCTCGGCCGTCGCCTTCTCGTGGCAGGGGTCGCACAGGTTCCGGGTGTTGTCGTCGACGTCCTCGCCGCCGCGGGCGAGCGGAACGACGTGGTCGACGACGGTCGCGACCGTCACCCGACCATCGTCCAGGCACCGTTCGCAAAGGCCGTTGGACCTCTCCAGGCGCCGCTGCCGCTGCCGCTGACCGGCTCGGCCGCGGAGCCGCTTGGCGGCGCCGGCCCCTTGGTTCGCCCAAGGACGGCGGCCGCGGTAGGGACGGTGCTCGATCGGCATAATCGGCCTAGTCGTCTTCGACGGTGAGCGCCTCGAGCTGCAGCTTCACCCGATCGCCGAGCGGCGCTCGCTCGTCGCCAACGACGGCGATGTCCGCGAGGATATGCCCACGCAGGGCGAAATCGGCCTCGCCGAGGTTCCCGAGGAAGGCGTTGGCCGCGGCATCGGCGCCGGTGCCTTCAAGCGTGAAGGCGAGGCGGTGCCGCGCGCCGGTGAAGGTGAGGCTGGCCCAGCTGCGGCTGGCGAGCTCCTCGAGCCGGAACGTGCCGGAGAAGTCGACGAAGCGCGCGCTGACCGCACTGAGCAGCGCCGTTGCCGCGTCCTGGCGTGCCCCGAACATCAATCCACCTCGACGCCGAGCTCGCGCAGCTGCGCGTCGATCTCCTCGATCGATCGGGTGAGCTCGGCAGCGATCGCCGGCTTCAGCCGCTCGATCGACGCGGCGTCGAGCGGGCGCCCGCCGATCTCGATCCGGATCGTGCGGCGCTCGTCGCTCA